CGCTCTTAACTGCCATTCGTAGTCTGTATTCAGTTCTAAAGCTGAATCTAAAAATGTTTTTCTATTCCAAGAACATTTAGTGTCAATAATAGAGTTCTCAAGAATTACATCAGGAGTTCCGACCATCCATTCGTTTGCGTAAATATCTTCGTTCTTATAGGCTTTGATACCACCGTATAAAACCTTAGTTGCAAAGTCAATAGCTTCGTTTTCTAATAATATACCTTTTGTTAGATATTTAGATACTATTTCTTCAGTGTCGCCAGAATACCATTCTTTAAGGTAGGTAATACAGGTTTGCGGAAGCTCGCCATCTTTTTTTAACTTCCCCATCAATTTTGACAGGGAAGAAGGTCTTGCTTTAAAGTATTTCATTTCCTTTTGCTGTTAAAAGTCTTAAAGTTTCGGCATCCATTGTGTACCTTTCGTTTATAGCAGTTAAATTCTTTGCATCCTTTAGGTAACCTAATCTGCATTTTTCAAATAACTCCGTACCTATTTTTAATACTGCTTTCGCTGACTTGTCTTCTACTGTTTTAACTGAATCGTGAGTGTTAGTAGCGTCAGCGTCTTTTGTATCGTCAATAAGGAATAAACCATTTAAAGCATATTTTCTGGCATAACTGGTGCTCGCTCCGAACGACTGAGCTATATCCATACCTTTACGATTAGGGTCAATTCCAGCGGATGCTGATGAATTAAACTCCTTACCTTCTTTGTCGATAAATTGAATGTAGCTTTCACAGAAAATTATCCCTGCTTTTTCTTGGATGCTGTCCGATATAACCATCGTGCATCCGTATTTAAGCAATAAAGGTTTTACTGCTTCTAAGATATCCTCACATGAGCGATATTTGTAATTACCAAACTTATTGGTCTGGTTTTTGGGAGCTTTTAGCTCCGATTGAATTTTTAGTAGTGACATAGTTTTCTTGTTTTGGTTTTTAAAGATACTAATTATTTTATTAAATTTAAGTAATTATTTTTAATTATTTGCTTCGATAAATGTAGCTCGTAATCGTTTGTAACTCTTTGTATTTCAGCTTCTTTGACTTTATTTATAAGATACATTGCCTGGACTGATTTGCAGTAGTTACCATCTTCTAATGTTTGTCTATAAAGCCTTTTTAATTTATCCAGCTTACTTTCCTTCGGCGGATTATTAATAAATTTGTGTACAGTTATAATGCTCATTTCTCGTTGGTTATTTCTATTGTTTTAATATAATCACCATTTTCATTATCTATTGCGTTTATTGCCTCTTCTTTGGTTTTATATTCAACACCCAACATTATACCATCTTCATCGTGATACGCATTTACCCAAATGCTTTTAGGGTCAGATACTTCTACTAAATCAAATTGTTTCCAATCTGAAATATGTTTACCATTTAACTCCCATAAAGTTGGATATGGAGATGTTACTTCAAATATTACCATTCCAATTATTTTATCTTTATGTATTTCAAATAGCTTTACTGCGTTACCATCTCTTGTAGCATATTTTTTATTTAAGTCTATCATATTATCGTGGTCTACAAATGTTATAAATAGCACTACCTAAAGAAGATTGACAAGCCAGCACTGGTTGTTTTAAAATTGCTAAAATCAATTCTTCGTAATTCTCGTTGATAAACTCTTCGACATCCTGTGTAAAGTAAATAGGATTCTCTGCCTGCTCCATACTTGTAGGGTCTAATTCAATTTTTACTTGACCTCTTGATATGTCGTAGTTTTCTAATACCCAAAAGCGTAGGTCTGCTTGTTTGAATCTATGGTGGTAAATAATAAAACCATCTGTGTATTCGGTGTAATAAGTGTTTTGATAGTCTATTTCAACTATGTTAATGTCGTTGATAATAGGGTTTTTTAGCTTTTTCATTTTTTTCTTGTTATGGTTAAATTGTTTTTGGTTAATTCTTTGCAGGAATAAATCTTATTGTTAAATCTTTTGTAATAAGAAAGTAAAGCCCTGATTCTGTTACCTTCAACTTTGTGTACTTGCATAGTCTCCCCTATGCTAAGTGATTTAATTTGTCTCGCTTGTTCTTTCTGGTAGATCATTTAATAATTGTAAGGCTCGTTTAAATACTTGGATTCTTGTGTGTACTTGTCTTGACTCGTAAGGGTTTTTCTGTACACTTGGTAACTGGTTTGTTAATTTGTTGATTGCGTCTTTCAAACCTTGCTCGAATGACGGCTCTTGTGGATAGTTGAACATAGTTAGTTTTTGTTTAAATTTTCAATCGCTTCATAGTAAGTGTCTGCTACCATTTCATCGTCATTTTCGCCATTGTAGCTAAAGTATTCTACATCGTGTCCTAACATAGAACAGATACAGATACTACTTTCTAAATGGATATAAACATACCCAGAGTTTGGATTAAAGCCTATCTGAGTAATATGTTCGCCTGAACAGAACTCGGCATAAGCGTCAAACACTTTTGCAAAACCTTTAGCTTCACAATAAGCAATACTTGAATCTACATCGTACATTGTCATAGTTTTCATAATTTTTATATCGTTGGTTTTAATCGATATTCAAATATCTTAATTAAGATTTATATATTAAAACATTTCTATAATAAACTATAAAAGCAAAATGTAACTAACTGTAAATGAGGTAAATTATTTTTAAAGTTTTTTTAGAATCAGGTAAACTACGATACCTATGCCCAGGAGATACAATAAAGTATTGTTTCCTTTTGGCTTCTCTTCTTTGATGACAGTCTTATCTATCTTGATAGCCTTGTTTTCTACCTTAGCGATTTTAAGGCTCTGTAAGCGTTTTCTTTCTTTGACGTGCCTATTTATGTGTATTGCCTTTAGTTTGTACTTGTAGTCGCCTCTAATAGCTTCTAAAGGAGTAACCTGATGGTTTACCAATGTATCAAAAATATATGATATTTGTTCGGTAGTTTCTATATCGCTGGAATCGGTTGCTAATTCCAATTTTTGCACGATCGTAATTACAGAATCCACCTTAGTAGTTTCAACCAGCTTTTTAGATTTGCAAGAAGATGATAGTAAAATTACTACTATTAAGATTATTATGCTTTTGAACTCCATAGTTTTATAAGTTTCTTTTGTCTTTCAAGCCTGCAGTCAGCCTTACACTTAGAGCAATAAACCTTTGAGCCTGATGAAATGTATTCAGCTTCACAACACTCTGATATAGTCAAAGGGTTTACTTTTATCGGTTTTGAGTCTTCTTTTATTTCTTTTGATTTCTTTGCCATAATTTAAAGATATATTATTATCCTTTCGCAAATTTAACCAAAATAAAGTAATATTCCTACTTACCGCTTTCAAAGTCAATATCTCTTTGTAGGCATTCAATAGCTTTTTTTAAGTCCTGCACTAAAGCATCCTTTTTACCTGCTCGTAAGATATACTTAATAGCGTTACCTTTCATAAAGGATAAATTATAAGCATTTGCTATATCAATAACATCAATAGGAACTCCTTTTATTTCTACTTTGTAGTATTTCGGCTTTGTTATAATATCAGCAATTTGATTCCCAGTTAATTCAGTCGGTTTAAATTGATGTTTTACGCTACAATTAGTACATACTTCTGTACACTCGCAATTCTCTAAATGGTTAATTTCTTCGATAGTTTTCATTTTGTTTCTCTTTTAGTTTTTGTTTATTGGTTTCATTTATTAATTCTCTTCTAATAATTTCTATTTCTTTGTATAATTCTTTCAGTTTTTCTACTAATATCTCACTCTTCGTCTTGTTCATAATCTAAAAAATCCAGTCTTGTGTCAATCATTTTAATTAACCTTGCTTGTGTTAAGGTCTTATAACTCGGGAATAAAAGTAGTGATTTCTCTTCTAATTCAAAAAGAAAATAGACAAAAAACTTTAGTTCTTCTAAAATTTCGCCATCAGTCATATCGAATACTTCTTCTTCCTTATTCTCCATATAAAACACCGTTATAAACACATTTATAATCTATTATTGCGTGAGGTTGTGCAAAGAACAAAACCTTATCTCCATCTATCTTAAAGGTAACTTCTAAAAATCCTTGACACCAATCAGCAATCTTACCTGTTGGAAGATACTCTACTGCTTCCATAAGCCTTGTACAGCCTACTTCAAACCATGCGTTGATATTATGCCTATTACGAATATATCGCATACCTAATCTATGTGAATGACCTGTACATCCACTTCCCCAATACTCTATTATATTTTTCTCACTTGCGTTCTTTGTCAAAGATAAACCATGAGTAATATCAAAAATATCAAAATAATTAAATACATCCGTAGGGTCGTAAACCATATCGTTTTCAGCCAAGTGAAGCATCTCTTCAAACTTGGTACTTTCAAAGTGTTTATAAAGAATGGCTAACCTTGCTAATTGACCTTTAGATAATAAGAATGGTTTTGTAACTCGCTCATCGTGATTGCCAGTTCTAATAGTAATTTTTGCATCCGTTGAAAGTCTTAAAGGCTTAAGAATTTGTTCTTCGGTATATTTAAACTCTTCTACTTCGTTGTAGCCGTTTAAAATACCATCCATAAAAAGTTTATTAGTATGTTTAGAAACAAAAGGTAAGTCTACTATATCTCCGTTTATACAGACTTCATCAAATTTATTGTGTTGTAGAATATTATTAATAACTCGTAAACATTTAAGGTCAGCTAACCAACCGTGAGGGTCAGAGAATACAAATAACTTATAAGTTCTTTTGTCGGTTAATTTTTTTAACTGATATTGGTTGTATTCAGTTTCGGATAGTCTTGGTCTGTACATAGTTTTTTTGTCGAAATTACTAATTATTTTAGCAAATGCAATTATCTTTTATTCAAAGGCTTACGATTTATTGTAGTCATATAACCACCTAAAGCAATTAAAGCTGATAGGAATAGCTTAATGCAAGTATTTATAGACCATACAAAGTTATCCCAGTCAATAGTCACCCAAGCATTTGCAATAGCTACAATAGCACCAAATACAGTTGAAAGTGTGTTACGTAATTTTAGCATATTCGTTATATTCAGCTAATCTTCTATTTAATAAACCTTTGTTTACTACACCTCCTGCTTTAGTCCACATCAAGAAACCAACTTTAATTTTTTCAATAGTTTGCCCACCGTTGATAAACTTAACCAAAGAAGACTTTGCAAACGCTCCACAACCTATATTATAACAAAGACAAAATAAAGCATCAAACTCATTTTGTTTTAATGGTCTTAATACATATTTAGAAACGCAATTAGCGTACTGCGCAGAAGTGTCTACAAACAATTTAAACGCTTCATCTTTACTTGCTAATTTATCGCCTTTTTTTACAGGTTGTCCGTTAGCGTATTTAGTCGAACCTATACCAATAGTCCATACTAAAGCACTGCACTGGTAAGCATCTAATTTAACACCTTCTAATTGTGCTAATAATTTTAAACCTTCGTTACTGATTTGCATCTCTTTTTTCCTTTAACATTTCTATAAATGAATCTCTTTGTTGCATTAAATACTGCTCCCTTGCAATAAATCTTGTTCTTTCATCTTCTACTATTTTATCAATATACAGTTGTTTTTGGTTTACCAAAGTTGTATACCGTTCTAATTGCTCGTTAAATATCATATTTTGATAATATAACCCAGCTATCATTAAAATAATTGTAAAGGACTGCTCCTTTAACTTGCTTAAAAAAGTTGTTTGCATATTTTCGCCTTCTTCTATTTGTGCCATAAGTAATCCTTAATAAAAGTTATACCTGTTATTGTTAATATAAAAGCACCAATTCTTATTGCCCAATTAATTCCAGTGTTATAATCTCGAACCTCTTGAACTTTAACTTCCGTTTCTTCTAAAGCACCTTCTATTGTTTCTAATCTCTGAAGGATTCCGTTTCTATTTAGCTTTGAGCCTGTAATAGCTTGGCTAATCATTTCCACACTTATTGACAATGCTTTAAGCTGGTCATTTATTTCTTTAAGTTCGTTCATTATTCATTATCCCCTTCTTGTGAATTACTTGTTGTGCTTCCTGGTGTTCCTTGACCTGCATTCATATCATCATCAGTTGTTGACCAAGTTCTAAATCCTGTTTCTATTTTATTAGTTTGGCTTTGATGTGTAGTTATGTTTGTTTTGTTATTAACATAGTCAAATGTAGCCTCGTGCATAAAGTGTTGACCTTGTGCTAAAGCAATATTAAATACTTCTCCAAAGTTTATATCCTTACCGTATACATTACCTGTAAATTTCTGCCAAGTAGCTTGATAAAAAGATAAAACTGACCTTGTAATACATTCCTGTAATGGTCTTGGTGTATTAGATTCTGTTAAAACTTCCCAATTTCTAAACCATTTAGTAGAGTTTTGAATAAGGTTAAATTCAGGCTCTGTATAACCTATAAAATCTTCAATTACTTGAGATTCGTAAATATCTCTAATACCACCGTGATACTGCCCACTTATTTGATATGTATTTGAAAATGGTTTTACCAATGTAGCATCGTTTGGAATATTTGTAGCATTATAAATAAAACCTTTTGTATTTTGATAGTTTTGTGGAATTATGCTTACCTTAATATCATCATAATAAACAGTATGTACTACATCAGTATTAGTGCTTAATTGTCCTCTTAAAATAAAAGTTCCGTAATTATTCATTACATAACCAGTATCTAAAGAGTTTCTATCAAATGTAGATAATACTTTAAATTTTGCCCAAATATCTTCATCAGTCATTTTTATTTGAACAAATTTCTCTCCATCCCAATCAGGACTTTGTAGGTCTTGAGTAAAATTTCCATTACTTTCCAAGTATCTAATAAAAGATGTTCCGCCAGGATTAGGTGTTCCGTTAAGTGATTTAGCAAAAGCAATTATAGACGAATCAGTAGGATTGTGTGAACCATCAAAAAATACTGAACATTCTATTTTAACAGCAAAATAATTAATAAAAGTACTGGCATTTGAAATTCTAAATACATTATATAAACCATAACCAGAGTATGGAGGATTAGGTATATTTATCATTTCATTAGATGTAACTGCTAAAATCCTATTATCAAAAGGTCTATTTCCTCCTGTTGCATTAAAGAAATTATAACCACCAAAAGAATCCCAATTTGTAGGATCTACCGTAGTATTTGCGTAATCTTTAAAGAATCCGTAATTATTAAGTAAATTTCTTTCGTAGTATGGGTATTTATATTTAACGCTTGTTAACCGCTTATTTAAAGAAACTAATTGATTAGCATCAGACCAAATAACTACTCCTTCATTTCCAATAGATGAATAAAAGTCAAAAGTATAACCACTTAAATAACCTCCATTAATATTATATTTTAAAA